GGTTGCTAGACCTAGACAGATTTTCTACGACCGAACTTTTCTAACAACCTGACAAATAATTTTTTAGAATGAAGCTCGAAACAGTTAAGTGCGATACCCTCTCTCTCGATCCGGCTAACTTACGGAAGCACGGGCGCAAGAATCTCGACGCAATCAAGGCATCTCTTCGCCGCTTCGGTCAGCAAAAGCCGATCGTGGTCGACGCGAAGGGAATCGTCCTCGCCGGCAACGGCACGCTTGCCGCCGCGCAGGAGCTCGGCTGGAAGGAGATCCAGATCGTCCGCACGGATCTCGCCGGAACGCAGGCGACCGCGTTCGGGATCGCGGACAACCGAAGCGCGGAGCTTGCGGAATGGGACGAGAAGCTCGGCGACGTTCTTTCGTCGCTGAAGGCCGAGGACTTCCCGCTTGAAGACATCGGCTATACAGAAAGCGAACTACAGGCGATGCTTCCAAAAGAAGTACCGCCGCCGGAAGAGTTCCCGGCCGTCGACGAAGGAATCGAGACCGAGCACCAATGTCCGAAGTGCGGGTACAGGTTTAGCGGAGGAGCCGCTCCTTCGGAATGAGTAAGCCTCCATACGCAGTACCGTCTATGGTAGAGATCGCCTCTCTGCCTTGGAATGGTTTCAACGCGGTTTCCACCTTTAGCGGATGCGGAGGATCGTCTCTCGGGTACAAGATGGCTGGATTCCGCGTTCTATGGGCTTCGGAGTTTATTCCGGCCGCGCAGGAAACCTATCGCGCAAACCATCCGAAGACAATTCTCGATACCCGCGACATCCGACAAGTAAGACCGGAGGAGATACTCGGGGCGATCGGATTAAAAAAGGGAGAGCTTGATCTATTCGACGGTTCACCGCCTTGCTCGTCCTTCTCGACCGCAGGAGCGCGAGAATCAGGATGGGGTAAGGTTAAGAAGTATTCAGACTCGGCGCAAAGGACCGACGACTTGTTTTTTGAGTTCGTTCGACTCATCAACGGAGTTCAGCCGAAGGTCTTCGTCGCGGAAAATGTTAGCGGACTCGTAAAGGGAACAGCAAAGGGTTATTTCCTCGAGATTCTCGCGGCTCTAAAGAATTGCGGATACCGCGTGTCGTGTCGTATTCTTGACGCGCAATGGCTCGGAGTTCCGCAGGGGCGGCAGAGAACAATCTTCGTCGGAGTTCGGAATGATCTAGAACGTCTTCCCGTTCATCCCGATCCGTTGCCGTACCGATACTCGATAAAAGATGCGCTGCCGTGGATCGGAGGTCGCGGATCTAATCCGTTTCCTATTGAACGTGAAACCGACATTTCACGCTACGCTATCGGGGCGGAATGGGAACGAGTAAGAATTGGAGGACAGTCAGAAAAATACTTTAGTCTGCAAAGGCCTTCGCTCGATGCGCCATGTCCCTGCGTTACGCAAACGACCGGGAATACAGGAGCGGCCGGAGTCTGCCATCCGACAGAGCAGAGGAAGTTTTCCGTCGCAGAGCTTCGTCGCATTTGCTCGTTCCCAGACGACTTTATTTTGCGCGGCAGTTACGCCCAACAAGTCGAGCGATTAGGGCGAGCGGTCCCTCCGGTTATGATGCAGCATATCGCAGCAACGGTTCGCGACCGTATTCTTGCGAAGCTATGAACATTCCTCGAGATTGGACTTTCAAGAACCTCGAGGTTGCGGATGCCTTTGACGCGCATGTCCGCGAACAGCTCCCGTGGTACGATCTTACAACCGGACTTGTAGCGCACGTCGCTCGGCACTACATACCGCGCAACGGGAACGTCTACGACATAGGAGCATCGACGGGTAACATAGGGCGAGCTATTGCTGACGTTCTCGTAAGTCGCAACGCGACTCTGACAGCGATCGAAGCCTCCGCGGAGATGTGCGCGAAGTATTCAGGCGCAGGTAAGATTGTTTGCGCTGATGCTCTCGAGTATGACTACAAGAGCTTTGATCTATGTATCTGTTTTTTGGTGCTCATGTTCCTAACGCCTTTTCAGCGTTCTCAACTCATTAAACGCCTTCAGCTCCTTACAAATCTCGGCGGTGCCATATTGGTTTTTGATAAATGCGCGCCGGTCGGTGGTTATCCCGCAACCGTTATGCAACGCCTTGCGCTTGCGGGTAAGGTATCCGCGGGAGCTACTCCGGCCGACGTGATTGCAAAAGAGCTTTCGCTTGCAGGAGCGCAGCGACCGCTTGCCTTATCGGAACTGCCGAAACACGCCGTCGAGGTTTTCCGATTCGGAGAGTTTGCGGGATGGATTATCGAGGCCGCGTACCCTCAAAACTAAAATGCCTGAAGAGACCGCCGCGCCCGTCGAGGTCTACGCGAAGGCGAACCTCGCGAACATCGTCAAGCGGCTAAAGGCTGGCAAGACGCTGACCGCCTCGGAGCGCAAGGCGCTCGACGAGTACGAGGCGAAGCAGGCAGGCGAAGAATGGGTCAAGGACACGACCGCGCTTGCGAAGGAGCTCGGCATTTCTAGGCAGGCGATTTACGAGGCACGAGGGCGATTCCCCGACGAAGCGCCGAAGAAGCACCCGGACGGCCGCAAGGAGAACATCAAGGAGTGGCGGCGCTTCTGCGCGGAGAAGTTGATCGGCCGCGACACGGCGACGAAGACGCTTGCCGACCTCAAGGCCGAACTCATGCGCGAGCAGATCGAGCTTGCTCGGGCGAAGAACCGGCGCGAGTCCGGCGACGTCATCGACCGCGAAGTCGTCGAGGAAATGCTCGGCGTCTTGGCGCAGAAGCTCGACCTGCTGCTGCGCTTAAAGCTCGAGGTCGAACTCGGGCCGCGGGTCGCCGGCAAATCAGCCGCGGAGGCGAACGTCGAAGGCGGCGCGATCCTCGAGGAGATCCGCGAGGTCGTCGCTGGGAACATCGCTAACTTTCAAGCCGAGGCGCTGGCCGAGCAGAGGGATGCCGAGTGATTCGGACTGTCCGAAAAATAGTTGAAAAAAGTGCTTTACTAACCGGAGCGGTTAGGTTTTCGTCTGTCTCGTCAACAACGACAACTAACCAAAACAACGACGATGAACACTAACGCCAACCACCTCGACAACATCACCCGCAAGCTGACGATGTTCCCCTCCTTCTCCGCGCTGCTGACCGCCGAGGGCAACTACCGCCCGAGCTTCTACCTGACCAAAGGCAAGCTCGGCGAGAACCTCCAGAAGCAGACGCTGGCGATGGCCTACGACGATCACCAGCAGATGCGCGGAGACAGCCGCCGAGCCTATCGCGGCAACTGGTAACTGCCACGGGGCCGGCCTCAAAACCGGCCCCATTTTTTTCTCAAAATAGTTCTCGACAAAGCAAAGCGGTTCGGTTTTCGTCTGACCTGTAATCAACAACGACCAATGAATAACAACCAGCTCAACACCATCGCCTCAATCCTTTCCAGCAACGGAGTCAACGCCACGAAGGGTTCAACCCTCTGCGCCGCGATCCTTGCCGGAGTTCACGCCGGAGCCGACATCGAGGTCGCCTTCGATCACGTCATCGGCAAAGGCGCTTATCAGAAGTTCGCCGCCGATCTCTACGAGACTCTCCGCAGCCGCTAAACCGCGAGGGTGCTATCAATGACCACCACGATCAAATCCCGCACCTACACCGTCGAGCCGCTCGAAGTCGGACCGCTCGTCGCAGAACTCCTCATCGCCCGCGGATGCGAGCCTCGCTACTACGTCGCGACCGGCGTTCGCGGCGCGGTGTTCCTTGCGGTCCGCTGCGCCAAGACGGGAATCTTCTCTCGGTCCTGACCATGAACGACGCACCCAAGAATCCCGCCGCCGTCGCGCTCGGTCGCCTCGGCGGTCGGGTTAAGTCTGACCGCAAGGCCGCGGCTGCGCGGCTGAACGGCAAGCGCGGAGGACGGCCGAAGAAGACGCCGGCGCCGCAGCCGGCATGACCGACGTTCAGAAAATCCTTGAGAAGTGGCGCCTCCCGCGGCCGGACCGCTCGCCCATTTACGAGTGGGCGCGCAAGCACGTTGTTTTGCCGGAGAGCTACGCGACGCCGGGACCGTTCAACGCCAAGCTCACGCCGTGGCTCCTGCCAATCTTCGACGCGCTGCAAGATCCGCTCGTGCGCCGCGTTCACTTCCGCAAAGCCGTGCAGGTCGGCGGAACGCTCGTCGCTGACGTCTGGATTCCGTGGGTAATCGTCAACGATCCGGGGCCGATCTCGTGGACCATGCAAACGGAAGACATGGTCGAAAGGCACGCGAAGAGCCGGCTAAATCCGATCCTCGAGCGGTGCAAGCCAGTCTCCTCGATGCTGCCGCGGCCGGGGCCGCAGCGAACGACGACGGAGACTTACTTCGGCGGCTTCTTCCTCACGCTGAATCCGGCGAACCTTTCGACCCAGCAGTCGCAGTCCATCCGCTACAAGGTGAACGACGAGATCTGGCTTCCGCGCTGGCAGGAGGTCTACGGTCACGCCGTCGCTCGCGTGAGTAAGTTCGAGGAGGTCGGGCGCTCGAAGATCTACAACGTGAGCCAAGCGCCGATTATGGACGCCGAGACGGGGAACGTCGAGGACACGTCCTTCCGCTCCGGTCACGAGGGAGAGTGGTCGGTGGAATGTCCGGCGTGCAAGAAGGTTCACCCGGCCGCGTTTGCGATCCGAGACGAGCGCGGCGATATCGCCGGAGGCGTTGCGTGGGACCGTAAGGCTCGGCGCGATGACGAAACGTGGGACGTCGCTCGCGTGCTCGAGTCGGTGCATTTCAAGTGCCCGAATTGCCAGCACCAGACCGACGACTCGGATGCGACCCGCGCAGCATGGAAGCGCACCGGCCGCTTCGTCGCGCAGAACGCAAAGGCGCCCGCGGATGTTCGCTCCTATCGGGTCGAGGCCGTCGTCTCTCGGCCGATGCGGCTCCTCGCGGAAGAGTGGGCCGCGGCGCAAAATCACCTTGTCAGAACCGGCGACGAGACGCCGCTGATCGAGTTTCGCACCAAGCGCGAAGCGCGGCCGTGGATCGTGGAGAAGAAGACCGTTTCGATCTTCACGACGAAGTCGGGCTACACGACCGCAA